CGGTTCGAAGCCGAACGTCCCTGCTCCCGGCTTGTAGTAGTCAGCGATGCGGTCGATGCGGTCCTTCGCGGCCACTACCGTCTCTGGCGCCGTGCCGTTCCCCGTCGTCTCGACGTAGAGGTCGAGTATTTGCGGGAGTGTCATTTCGCGTGCGCTCTGCTCGGTCGTGAGCCGGGCCTTATGGAGCCCCGTTACTTCGCGGGTGATGATGCAGGTCTGGATGAGCGACCTCTCGACGAGATCGTTGATTGCCTTCTGCAGATCTTCGGCCTTGGGCACCATCGCCATTTCGTGCTGAGGGAGACGGGCCTTGATCTTGAGGGAGATGGTGTCGGTGGCGAGATTGACGCCACATCCTTCAAGAACGCCCATGATTGCCCCAATATCATAGGCCTTTATTTCCTCACCGCCGCCGCCATGCAATCCTTCCTCATCAAGCGTAAGTTCTATCGGCACGAGCACGCGCAGGAGCGGAATCTCGGAGACCTTGAAAGGCCCCGTCATTGATAGCCCAGACCAATGATCCTCGATCTCAACTACCAGCGCGCGGAATTGCTCGGCTCGGTCGGAGAAGGTCCAGTTGGCGATTCCACCGACGCTGTAGACGTTCGGGGCGCTCTGCCCCGGCTTGTGAATGTGCCCGCCGATCGCGAGGCCCCAACGTGAGAGGCGCGCGGCGGGTATCGACCAAGTGAGACCGGCGGCGATTTGCCCCGGCGCAACCTCTTCGCCCGATACCGCACCGTGGAAGAACAGAATTGCGCGCCCGAGATTCTCCGGGCCGATCTGGATTTCGAGGGAGATGAGCGCCGCTTCGAGGGCTTCGGATAGGGCGGCATCGCGAGCCTTGCGTCCTTCGGGACGGCGAGAGGTGCCGAAGGCGGCGCGATCCGGGGCCGGGAGGAAGGCGAACCAGACGCCGTTCTTCTCGAATGCGTCTGGTACATCAAATACGGACGACATATCGAATGCCGCGCTGAGGCGATCGGTGCCGATCTCTCGATCGTGATTGCCGACGAGGAACCACGCGTCCTCCAGATTTGCTGCGAGGATTTTTTTTGCGAATCTCTCCGTTACCGCGTTATACTCGCGCCACATGTCGCCGGTAAAGACGACCTTATCGCCCAGCCGCACGTGCGAGAAAAGTTCTTTGAGAATCGGCTCGGCAATCGCGAGACGGTCGCGGGTGAGTTCGAGGTCTGAGAAGATGATGAGTCTCATCACCGCGCGCCCCCTCTCGGGTCCGCTTGCTTTTGCTCGCGCATCTTTGTCGTTTCGATGAGACCCCGTTCCATGAGCCGTACCGCCGCATCAACGCACTTCGCCTTGTCACCCTCCTGGAGCACCGCGACGATTTCGAGCGGGTCTTGATCCGTCGGGTAGTGCTGAAGTTCCATCTGCGCCTCGATGCGCTCGACGAGTTTCTCGATTGAGAGCTTCGCATAACCCTGACGCGCCATCTCGAGCGCCTCCTGGAACGGTTTCACCGGCTCCTGCACCTTCGGGTTCTCCTTGAGGAGTTTCACCATGCGCTCGAGCTTGCGGAAGAACGTGCCCCGCTTCTCCCCGGCGGGGATCTCATTCGCGTGCTGGCAGCCGGTTGTCGCGAGCATGAGTTTGTAGTATTCCTCGGAGCCGTTGAGCGGGCCGAGGAGGTTCAGGAGCTCGTCTTTCAGCGGGCGCACCGCCTGTAGGAAGTCGATCTTCTCCGCTGTGGGTTTTGACGAGCCGGGCGGCGGAGGCGATTCGCCTAGGGGAAGCGAAGGAGGCTGTGCGGCTCCTACCTCTCCGCCCGGGCTCGGTTGCTGATCCGCGGGATCAGGGTCGTCGTCGTCGTTCTGAACTTCCTCGGCTTCCTGAATCGGCTGGCGCGCTCCTTCGATCTGTCGCGGCGCCTCAACGGTTCCGATCTCGATAGGCCGGGCGTCTCCAAAGGCGGGTCCCCAGATGCCGAGATGATGCCTGAGAATGAGCATGCGCTCCTCGGGATTCGCCGCGTGGGGTGCCGAGAACACGCAGAATGTCACGAACTCTTTCGCCTTGAGCTCTTCGAGCGTGAAGGCTTGCGGGAGCCCGACGAGTTTCCATCCGAGGCGGAGTTCAAGTTTCGTCTCGCAGTTCTCGACGAGGAATTCGCGCGACACCTTCGGGGTGATCTTTCTATCGATGCGCTTCGTGCCGGTGACAGTCGCGAGCCCTGAGAGACTAAGAATTGCCGCCGCTCCTTCGAGCTCGCAAACATCCGGGTCTGATCCATCGTCTACACGGTGCATTTTCTCACGCGAGAAAATGACCCCGGCGTCATGCATGATCTGGAGTTTCGAGGGCTTCGAGAGTGCGTAGAGGCCGTGAAGCTCGTAGATCCACCCGTTCATCGCCGGCGTTCCCTTGAGATTCTCGGTAGGAACACGGAACACCCGAGCGCCAAGGCCGTAGTGCTCCGGCCACGGTCCAGCGGTCTCCAATGGGGCGTTCACGTAAATGAAACGCTCCCGAGGATACCTTTGCTTGAATTCATCAAGCGTCTCCATCACCGTCTTGACCTTGCGAATTGCTTCCATAATCCCCCTTGACAATCACCGGCGCATTTGCGACAGTGAGTCTGTAGTGACTGTTTGCTTTGGGGCGCCTGCGTGGGCGCCCTTCTCATTTATGAGCCGGTCCCGAGTTTCACGCGCAGTGTTCGGCGCACGGCGTTCCATTTCACCGCTTATCCGCTCGGGACCAGCAATGTCTGGGGAAGCGGTGGAGCCCGGTAAGGGTGCCAACCCTTGAATCCTTTTCGCCGATTGATTCACGATCCCCCTTTCTCGCGCTTCCCCGAATGCCTGTTACTGCCAGAGCCACCGCGCCAGCGCCACGACCGTGATGTAGAACAGCGCGAGGGCGGCCATCACATTGAAGATCCTGCTAAGAATCCAGACCGTTTTCATCGGAGACCCCCTTGAATGACGCGCGGCGCCCGGTAGGGATGGCGTATCCTCTCGAGGTGGCTCGCAGCCGGTACGCCGCGCTCTTGCTGGTCGATATTCGGAATGAGAGTCTGCTGGAATTCCAGAATGGCCGAGACCGGGATAGACCACTTGCGCCGGTTCTTCCGTTGCTCGTAGGCGGCACGAATACGCCCGAGGTAGAGCAACCGGTAGATCTCGCTCAGACCATACGAGCGCAGGTACTGCTCGCGCACCTGGCGCGGGGGAATCATGAGTTCGGGGTCAATCCATTTCATCGAAGAACCTCCTTACAGCCATACCTTCGGCGCGAAGAACACCCTTGCGTCGGGGAGAGACTGCGATACTGTCCGTGGTGTCAGTTTCCAACCTCCGCCATCCTCGCGCACCTTGCGAAACGTCTCCTGTGCCTCGCGAGAGTTGAGAAAGGTGCAGACGAGCTTCTTGCGGCGTAGAGGCCAGTGGCCGGTTATTCGATAGAGTTTGAAAAGACGCTGAGTCATTTCGATGCCTCCCTTGTGATGGATAGAGTGCGCGGCGCCCCCTGTAGATTCCGAAGCGATGGGAATGAGGCGCCGCGCCCGCGAGCCGGCTGCTCAGCCGGTTGAAGGTGCGATTCCATGAATGTCTTGAGTGCTGACTCCGCAATGAGCCGCTTGCGCCCAAGCCGGACCGATACTATCGCTCCGGTATCGAGTAGGTTGTAGATCGCACTCCTACTCAGACCGGGGAAGTAGCGTTCACGAACCTGTCTTGCACTTAGGTAGCGTTCCATGCCGGAGAATCTCCTTCGGGTCGATCTTGAGAGCCTTCGAGATGATCATGTAGTTCGCGAGAGTGAGCCGCCTTTTGCCCGTTTCGATTCGCGAAAGCGTTGCGACATCGAGTCCGGTGAGGCGGCTGATTTGCTCGAGGGTGAGCTCGCGAATGCGGCGAAGTTGGCGTATTGACGCCCCAATGTCGGCTTCGTGCTTTTGTGCCTTCTTATGTGATTGATGACTCATGCCGTCATTTAACGCATATCGCGTTCCTGTGTCAAGAAAAAAATGCTAAAATGGCAAAAAAATCTTGCAGCGTCATTAGAAAGGGTTTAGAATAGTTACGGAAATGGAGAGGTCGGCAACCATGAGAACACGCACCGAAGATGAACTGCGAGTCGCTGAACGTATTGGGATCATGCGGCGACGGAAGAAGATCAACGGGAAAAGGCTAACCGCGAAAGCACTCTCTATACAATGCGGATGGGCGCCCAGTAGGGTGAGCCGGATTGAAACAGGCAAGATACCCCTATTTGTAGGTGATCTTATCCTGTTGGCGCGCCAACTTGGGATGCGGGCCGGCGACTTTCTGGAAGAGTAATTCAAAATCTAGGCGGTGACCGATGTACGCCTTTCTCTATCCCCTTTTCTGCTTCATATGTGCTCTCTTCTGTATGGCCTTGGCCAATGAAAAGAACCGCCACGGGGCAGTTTGGTTCTTTCTTGGCGCATTCTTTACCCTGATTGCTCTAATAACCCTTGTGGGGATGCCGATGCTCCCGGAGAGGCCCCGCCAAGTCGAGTCAATGGATGAGGCAATGGAACGCCTCCGCAAACAGTACAAGAAGTGAAGCACACCGCGCACCGGTCCATTTATTTCCGCCTCGACAAGTACAGGCGAAAGACCTACTACCTTCGCCTCTACTCGGGCGGGCGCCAGACATGGCGCTCGGTCGGCCCCCGGCTCGATGACGCCCTGCGTATCCAAGCGGAGATTCGCATTCGTCGAGTCGAGGAGAAATTCGGTATCACCCATGTCGTCAATATCACCTTCAATGAAATCGCGCTCGAATACCTGAAATACTATGACGCGAAAGGCAGTCCGGATAATCAATGCCGCGTGCGGTCGCTTTTGAAACATCTCTCCGCGTTCTTTGGGCCGCTCGATCTGAAGGCGATCAATGCCTGGACAATTGAGGGGTATGTGCGGCATCGCACCGACGATCATGCGAAACCGCGCACCATCAATACTGAACTCGATTATTTGAGAGCCGCGCTCGGAAAGGCTGTCGAGTGGGGATTCCTCGAGAGCATACCGCGCGTCAAGAAATTGCCCGTTCAGGAGGAAGGCCCGGCGCGCGAACTGGGAATCCAGGAGATCGACAAGATCATGGCGTTGGTATCGGAAGATCACCGGGACGCCATAGTCATCGCGCTCTATACCGGCATGCGTCTTGGGGAAATCTATCGATTGCGGCCGGAACATTGGGATCGTGGGGCTGGAACGGTACTCATAGAGCGAACGAAAAGCGGCAAGGTGCGGGAAATACCCTTAACGGGTCGGGTTTCAGAAATCCTGGCAATCCGATTCGCCCGGTACAAAACGCGACTCTTCCCTGATAAGTCGGTTGACCGCCTCATAGGCCGATTCGCCTACGAGCGTAAGAAATTGAAGGGGTTCACCCGCTGGCGTTTCCACGATCTCCGGCATACGTTTGCCTCATGGGTTATCAAGGCTGGCGTCGATCCACGGACGGCGATGGAACTCTTGGGGCATTCCAGCCTCGATATGACCACGCGGTATACCCATACCAGCCTTGACCGCAAACGAGCCGCGATCGCTCTCTTGGAACCGACTAACAAACGGATAATCAATGGGGCAAAAAAGAAATAAGCCATTCTCATTTAACGACTTATCTATTGATATCTTGGCGGGGCCGACGCCAAAGAAGGCTTTTCTCATGTTCCATGTGAAACAATAACTTACTGATATTTAAGGCGGATAGGCCACAATCGCCCGTTGTCCATTAGGCCCACTTTTACCCCTCCGTCCAATATGAACCGACTAAAGAACCGACTCACGGAGGGCCCTAAATTTGCCCGTAGCGGCACGATCGGTCTCACTCGATAGATGGTTCGGTTCAGGGGTAGAACGCCAGAGGGCGCTCTATAGGTTCTTGCGCCTTGGGGGAATTCAACGGGTATCGACGATCCGACGCCCCTCGATGCACGTTGCATACGACAGGCGGCATCCCCGTTTCGTTTGCCGCGCCTCATGGAGGGCGATGTCTGGATCGTTGTCGAAGGAGAAGATTCTCCAGGCGTGCGGGTCGGCGCCGTGGAAGCCTGAGAGGACGCCGTACTTGACATTATCGTTCAAAGTATCTAACAAAACCATTGCTTTCGGCTGAAATTGTCAAGTGTACCCGTGTACCCAAAATTGGTACCGTACAATCGTTCGGTTTGACCGTTCAATCCACCACCATCCGCTTGACCGCGACGACCTTTCTGTCTCGAATCTCCACGACGGCAAACCCGAGTTCCACGGGGTCATAGCCTGCACGCTCCGCGTACCCGTCGTGTCCAAGTATCATTGTGCGGAGGTAACTTCCGATGCTCGCATACCAACGACGATCCGGGTCAATGTATCGAGGCATCGAGTTATCCCCGACAAGGTAGTCCTGTTTCAGTTTGCCACCCTCATCGAAGATGACCAGTTTCGGCGACGGGTCAACGATGAGTAGTTTATGAGCATTCGCGGCGGCCATCACAACACAGTCCCCCGCTTTGTCCGTCAGAAACCGTTTCACCTGTGCCTTCATGTTCGCAACCCTCTGTTCATAATCCTTCGCCCCGCTGCGCAACTGAAAACGATTAGGATGGCAGAGGTAGACCTTCGCTATCGGTCCGCGTTTATCCTTCAAGAGCAGTTTCGCCGCACACCCGCCATAGGGGATGTCGAGACGTTCGGCCATTTCCGCTCCGAGATCGCCGAATCGCTGGAGTTTGAACTCGTGATTTCCCGCAAGCCATGCAAGACCACGCTTCTGGATAGGTCTGTATCGTTCAACCAGCCGTGCGAGTTGCCGCATCGGTATCGGGTCGTATGTCGTGTCATGCTGATACCGTTTGTCATCCGTCGTGATTGCCTCGATAGCATCGCCGGTGAAGATGAACCGTCGATTTCGTCCCGCCATTATCCACTCGAAGGTTTGTTCCATCCCGCTATCGCAAGTCTGCATGTTCCCCTCATGGGTGCATCCGTGCATCGCAATCTCGCAGTTCGAGGGAATGAGCGCGGTGAGGAGTCTCATGTGGTTTCCTCGAAAACGGCGCATTCCCATATGGGCGTTGTTACCTGATGCGCCTTATCGAATTCAAAGAGCGCCTGTGCGATTGAACAATTATCGGTTTCATTGGGTTTGAATCTGGCACAGGGATACCAGCATAAACAATGCTCGGCATGCCTACCTTTTAAGTCCTTGCGAACTAAAACCTCGACGCCATGATGAATATACTTTTCGATAGTCATCTCGCAATCCTCCTCGACGGTATGCACTCGTTACGATTGTGGCATCGGAAACCCGGCTCGATGGGGCGTCCGCACGAAAGGCACAATCCTGCCGCGGCCCAACGCCTCCGCAGTTCTGACCGGCGTTTCCGGTTGCTTTCGAGGCAGTGCGAGCAGTAGAGGAAACCATGCGCCACCGGGCGCGGGCATTGCTTGCACAAGCCCCTGTCGCGGTGCCGCTGAGCATAGCGGGCGTTGCGGGCCCAAGCGGAGAGAGGTTTCAGGTGTTCACTTGTCATTGTCCGCGATGAATCCTTGATAATCGTCCGAAGCGTTAAGCCATTCAGCCGCGGCATTCGAGAGAAGTGCCCCCAAGGTTGCCGCCTCATCGGGAGTGCATTGGAGGATGCACTCGCGCTTGGCAAAATGCCCGTTGGCGCAGAGGCGAATCACGTCCATCTTGACGCCGCCGGGACTCTTGCGGTCGGAGGTTTTCACGCCGCTACAGAACCATGACCCGCATTCGTATTCTTTGAGTATTGAAGGACGACAGAACTTTCTTCGGAGAGGACACTTCACGCGGAACCTCTTATGAGGGAGGGGGCGAGGTTCGTTCCCCCTCCCCCCAGTTGCGCCAGCATGGGGGAAGCCGACGCGGTGCCGAAAATTAGAAACTCACCCCCAGCGAAAACAGGCCCACCAGCCGACTTCGCTCATATGGCAGTTTTCCGAGCTCATACCCGACGCCGAACTCGATGAGATTGTCGAAGAACCCTACCGTCGCCGCCACAGTCAGGTCGAGTTTCTTCTCGTCGTCGATGCGTGTTGAGGCATAGAGCATCGGCGCGTTGAGAGCCACGATCTTCTTGTGATCGATGACGTTGACATCCGTCCAGTAAATGCACAGACCGCCGCCGAGACCGGCGACGGGGAGAACGTCCATCTTGGTATTGGCGTCATTCGACTCGACGATCTTCATGAGCGGCACCGCCGTCGCCACGTCGAACATCCAGCCATGCTTGCCAAGCGGATAGTCGCCGATATCCTGCGCCATCGCCAGCACGGGCGAAAGCATCAGGAACGAAACGAGGAAAACGAGAATGAGGTTTTTCATCGCCTCTCCTTTCCGGCCTATGCCGGGGTAGTGGGAACGAACGCTTCCGCCGTGTTCTTCGCCGCGGAATGAACGCCTGTCGAAGCTATCGCGGTCAACAGTCCCTTGTAGAGACCCTGGACTATCGCCACCTGGAACGATTGCCCGGCCTGCATGGTCACTACCGTGATCGTCAGGAACGCGACGCCGAAGTTTATGAGCGGGAGCCACTTCGAATTGAGCGCCGTGAAATGCTTCAGGCACCACGAATACCCGACCTGGATTGCAACCAGGATGAGTTCATACCATCCTACGAGTTCCATTGCTCAACCTCCTCTCCTCAAGATTCGCTCGCGAAGGCCGCGAGGTTGAGGTTCCAACGGTCTATCAGATCCATTCGCTTGAATTTCGTACCGTCGCCGTAGCAGACTTGCAGGTGGATATGATTCCAATGCAGGCCCGCCGAATCGTTCTTCCCGTAGACTGCGACGGGGAAGTGCGGACGGTCAAGGTCATAGCAAAACGTGAGCGCGATGATGTCCGCGAGTATCTGCGCCTCCTCGGGCGCGAGGCCGTTGTACTGTCGCTTCTCATCCACGTCGAAATCTACCATGCGGCCCGAGAGATGGTTACCCGTCGCGCGGCGCATCGAGGTGATGATGAGTTGCTTGTTGAATAGCACGAGCGCGAGCAGAGCACACATGGCAAACACGCGGCATGCGAGCGGGTTGAGCGTGCCGAATTCATCTTCAAGATCGACCTGTGTCTTGCGTTCAAGAAGGTCTTGGGAGAAGTTCAAGATCATTATCCACCCCGCTGGAAGTGCTCGATAACAATCCTAGTCACATATCCGAGCCATGCCGAGATTCCCGCAGCGAGGCCCGTTATCGCACCCCATTGCCATTTCGTCTGGCTTGCCACCGTATCGACCTTGCGCCTCGACTGTTCGCAGATACCTCCAGCATCAAAAAACTTTTCGATCTTTGCAAAGCGCGTGATGAAAGTCGTGGATAATTCATCAATCTTCTTTTCGAGTTCCTCGATATCCCGTTTCATCACGGCCTTCTCGCCATTGCCTTCCATTCGCCTCCTCCTACGTGATGTTCCACCATTTGTGCTTTACCATCGTCACCGTCGCGGTCATCGTTCGCAGATGGTACTGAATCTTATGGATGCGAAAATAATCGTGGTAGTCGGGATCGATCCCGAGACCGAGCGCCTCATGAAAGACCTCGACAACCTCGTCGATATCCCAGGCGAACGCCCGGGGGCCGATCTCAACCTCGAGGCGCATGTACTTTCCGAAATCAATGAACGATCCGCACCAGTCTGAACCATAATCTACATACTTCGATTCGTATTCGCCTTCCATGACCGTGCCATCGGCAGTGAATGGAAGTTCTGTCACGTCCTTCTTCGCCCACCCGAATTTTGGATCTCCGGGTGATATGCCCCGCGCATCCCATCCGTAGCGCGCGACGCCCGGGAGCTCACGATCGAGCATCTCGCTATATGATTTGATCGAGATGATCTCATCCTCATTGAGTATCCAATTCGCACTCGCCGGTGGATTATAGAAATAACCGCATGCGAGTTTCCCGGCGCCGTTCGTGTAGATGAATATGAGATTGCTCGCCTCGCAGAGTGAACGAATGATTTCAAGGGAACTCTCCTCGATGAATGCGGGGGTAAAGAGGTAGTTGTTCCCCAGGCAGAACGAATCGACCGCGGTGAAACTTGCGGCGTCGATATCCGCAATGTCAATCATGGCTTTCCATCGCGCGTAGGCATAGATGATACATGGAACGGTCTTGCGGTAATAGCTAAGCGGTTGTTCCAAGCCCATATTTGCCGGACGAGTAGCTTGGAAATAGAGGCTCAGTTTCGTGTAAAAATTCGTCTTGTCGAAAATCATATAGACAAGATCGGCGATATCATAAGCCCACTTGGGCGTGTCTATCCAAGTCGCGCGCGGCTTCGCGAATATGCTCAAGCCGGTTCCCACGATGTAATAGGAATATGCGCGACCATCGACCGTGTAGCCGCCTTCCGGTTCTGAGACTGAACTCACAACCGGAAGCAAACGCGGATCGGTTGTCGGAAGCGCCACGATCTACCTCCAGGGATATACTCCAGGATGCCAAGTGGTTGTGAAATAGCCACCATCGCCATCCTGTAGAGTCAACTTCTTGTCGAGCGCATCCATGAACGTATCCTTGATGACGAGCTCGCACGCCGGGCCGGTGTCATCCATGAGATTCATATCCGAGATTTTCCCGCGCACGAGACGGAGCGATTCCCACGTGCCGCTGGAAAGTTTGATCTCGAAATCGACATAGAGTTTACAATCCTTATAATCGGCTTCGCCGGACGGGCGGAGACTCCACACGTTCGAGATTCTGTCGCGCCCCCCGGACATGAAATTCGGCGTGAGATAGGAATCGTCGTTTCGAAAGCGAATGATGATCTGGCAGGTGTTGAAGTTCTTATCAATAGCCGAGGTCGCACGTTCGATCTCGCCCCAGGCAATAACCCGGTTCGTCACCTCGACGACGTTCAATCCCCACGCGCCGCCATACTCAACATCGATATAGCAACGCAGCCGGCCCTCGATGTGATTCGATTCGAGAATCGTCTGCGCTTCTGCGCTCCATCCCATCATGCTATCTTCATCACCCTTATTACAGACCCGGCCTTGCACGTTGCCATGTAAGCAACTTCGGGGCGAAACGTGAATTGCGCCGTCCCTGTATTCGCGCCCGTCAGCAAGATTCCATGCCCCATCACCGGGTTGACAACCGTAATCGCCGGGACACCGGAGCTCAATCCCCTCGAAACATTGTCCGCGATGCTATCGCCGCCCGATACTGTCCCGCCCGTTGCGAGCTGGTGCTCAAAAAATAATCCCATCGAAGTGATAGCAGTTGAAACGTCGAGCGCGAAACCATAACCCGTAGTCGCCGCCCCGGACGTGCAGAGCATGAACATCTCGAATACGTAGAAACTGTTCGTCTCATAGGTGAACGCCATGCCCGTCAGATTTGTCGGCGTTACCGTCGCATTCGTGATATCCCCCGCCAGCCGCAATTTCACAAGGAAAGGATCTGCGCCGCCCGAATGCGTATGCGTGCTAATCGCCCCGGTGAGTTTCGCCTCTATCTCTGCCTTGGTGATGTCAGAGTTTTTCTGTGCGGTAGACGGAGCGTGAGCCGAAATCACGTGGGCCTGGATATTCGCGTTCGCCGCTTCATAGCCGTGGGTATGCGATGAAAGAGCGCCTGTCAATTTCGCTTCGATTTCAGCCTTCGTGATATCCGCATTGACCTGCGCGCCTGATGGGGCATGAGCGGATACAACGTGCGCCTGAATATTGGAGTTTTTCGCCTCGTAGGATGCATCGTGGTTATGCGTCGTCGGCGTGCGGGCATCGGAGAGGCGGGCGTCGTTCGTTATGACAGCCGTACCCGTCGTATCTCCCGGCGCGTGTGCATGACCAATCGGGGTACGGGCGTCGGATAGTCGCGGATCAGTTCCGACAAGAACGCCCCCGATTATATCCTCCGGTTCATGCTCATGCGCGGTGGGTGTTCTGGCGTCTGATAGCCGCGGATCGGTAGTCGATATGCCTCCCGCCGCCCCCGCGTCAATGGAATCGGTGATGGCCTTCCAGTCCTCATCCTCCGCAAGCGAATTGCCTTTCGCTATCAATCGATGTATCCATGTGCGCGCCATCACTTCGCCCCTATGGTGAAATTCTCATCCGATGAACTTTCTTCCATGACGAATGTGCCATTGAAATATGCCGGGTCGCCTTCGCGCGGTTTGAAATCGGCTCCTTTGATTCTGAACTTTCGCCCCTGGGTGACTTTGCAAAACGCGAGATTGCTTGTACTCGAATACCTCATGTAGAGGCCAGTCTCCGAAGTGCGCCATTCAACGTATCGGTCATCGAGACGTAAATCGTCGATGACCGTATTCGGGCAACCACTCCCGGCGTAGAGTTGCAGCGTCGATGCCGCACCGCTCACGCGCACATTGCTCGTCGAAGTCCCGACGGCGACTCCATTGATGATGATGGCGCAATAATCGCGCTTCCAGACGAATGCCAAATGAGCGATCGTTCCCGGCGTGAGGCCGTGAGTCGCATAAGCGATTTCGATCCCAACGCCGGACGCGATGGCAAAACCGATCTTCCCATCGGCGCTGATATACGAATAAAAATTGGCGTTGAGATACCAGGGGTATCGGGTGCCATCAGCCCCTGACGTAACGCGCGGGAACTTCAACCAGAAAGCAATCGAACCCTCTGCATAATTCGTGGTAGTGACGATCGACCATTGATCCATGAGTCGAGGAACCGCCGCGCTGACTGTCGGGATGTAACTCGTGAAGGTATGCCCCGCCTCGACTTGATGCGCCGATACCCAGAGGCGCGTGTTAGTCGAGCCGATAATCCACATCTCAACCGAAGATGCGGTTGCAATGAATCCCTCGACGGCGATCTGCTGCCAATCCATCGTCAGCGTTTTCGTCCCGGACGTGACGGTCCCGGTCGCTCCATAGACGTTGAGAAGGATGCTCCCGACGCCCTTCGCCCATATGAAACACGAATAGGTGGCTGCGGGGGTAAGACCAGCTACCGTTGTCTTCACAATGTCGGGCGTCGCGCTCGTCAGTTCAAGGCGTATAGTTCCGGCCTTACCATACACATTGCTCGCGATGTTCGTGTCCCAGGCGACAACCGGCGTCCCCTGTTGCGTTGTCCAGATAGTCGATCCGCTTGCCCCATGCGACGGGTAGAAGTAATTCGTCCGCGCCATCTCGAGGATAATCCCGTTCCCCATCTTGCACGCTTCGAAACGCGGAAGGCCCGAACCGACTTCGCGAATCTTCCCGTCGAGGCCGGTATATGTAGCAATGGAGGCGCGTCCGTAAAGACCGATGCCGCCAAGAAGTGGATTCTTGCCCGTCTCGAATGGATGATAGACGCGGGTATTTTCCCCGACGTTGCCCTCGAAATAGCATTCCTGGCGATCTTTCCAAATCTGTTCGAGAGTATCGACTGATGCTTGAGGAACACCATCGAGTGCGATCCCAAATGTCCGGCGTCGTGCGCGCTGATAGACCGTCTGTGTCCCGTCATCCGTTTCAATGACGGAATCGAAAACCTTATCCGCATTACGCTGATAGACGGCATAATCGATGAGATCAATTTCGCGGTGAATTCCATCGGCGGTCTTGATCTTGAGGAAGTTCATCAAAGACTCCCCTCGATGACGAAGCGACTGTTCCCGTCAAGGCGCCGCTGGATATATTCGGCCGCAAGCTGCGAGTCTTGACGTGAACCGCTGAAAAAGAGCGGGTAGACGTTCACCGCGCCTTGGAGTGAACTCTCTGCTCGGTCGAGAAATGCCTTCAGCCGGTTGACCGTCGGGGAGGGCATGACCACTTCGCCGGAACCGATCATCGTCGGGATCGTATCGCGGCCGCGCGTACCGCCGAATGCTTCGAGGCCGCTCGCGGCACCTTTGACTTCGCCACCCTCGTTCAGGAATGGAAGAAAACCAAGAACGGTTCCGAGAATCGACCCGCCCACCTTCCAGATCGCCATCTCTGCGAGCTTCGCAGCAACGCTCCCGATAGCAGAGCGCCACGCGCTGTCGAATACCTCCGCTGCATTCACGCCCTTCTGCGCTATCTGCGAGAACATGCCGCCGAATTCTTGCGTCAAGTCGCGTGCAACGTCCATGCCCTTGATGTCAAACTCATCAAGGCCGGCCTGCCATGAGTCGGCAAGGGGATTCACCATCGCAGGTAGAGCTTCGGGGGAGCCCAAGTTCATACCCTTGTCAGCATAGACGCTTGCAAGCACGGGCAGAAGTTCGTCTTTCAATGCGGCAACTTGGTAATGAATCGCCTTTGTCTGTGCGATAACTGCTTCGGTAGTTTTCGCCGTCGCCTCTGTTGCGAATGTTTGACCAGCCGCATACTCTGCCGCCACCTTGTCCATTACGATACCAGCGAAGGGGTTGTTCGCTAGGACGGGGCCATAAACAGGAGTCGGTGGCGCACCTTTTCTTGTAACCTTGTCAATTACCCAAGCAATATTGTCGATTGACTTCTGGAACGGATTTATCGACCTGATGAATTTCCACCATTCAGGGATACCGTTTGCTAGGAAAGTGTTCAATGCCGTAAGGGCCGGTAGAAATTCACCCGTGATCGTTATCGCAATGCCCTTGAGCGATGTCTTGAGGTCCACCATTGCGACGTTGTACTTGTCGGCTATGACCGCGGCGTTGGTAGAGAGTTCTCCCCCGAGTTCCTTGTTGCGATCCATGAGTTCTTTGATCCCAGCCGAACCCTGCTTCAAGAGCGGGAGAAGTGTTAGCGCGTTGCGTCCAAAGAAGTCTGTCGCAATCGCCATCGCCTCTGTTGAGGTTTTCGCCTGCGCGATCCTGTCAGCGAACACGAAAAACATTTCTTGAGCACCGCGGACGTTACCAGATGCATCGCGAATAGAGATCCCAAGGGCGTCGAATTTCTTCTGCGCTTCGGCATTGCCATTGATAGCATCTTGCAGGGTTGAGGCGAGAAGTTTCATGCCGATCTGGAAGTTGCCAATCTCGCCGCCGGTTGTTTTGAGTGCGTATTCCATGCCAGAGAGAAATTCCGTCGAGACCCCGAGACGTTCGCTGACATGCTGAAGTTCATGCTCCCATTCGGCGGTCTTGACGATCATTGCGGTCAAAGCGGTTGCCACTATGGCGCCAGCGGAAGCGATGATGGTTGCGGCCTGCGAGAAAGCGCCGCCCATACCCTTCGCGTCGGCGGCGACTGCCTTTAACTGTGCCGATGCCTGGTTGTCAGCCTTGATGATTATCTCAACAATGTTTCGGCCCATTTATCAGCGACTCCTATTCGCCCTTTCCATCAGTTCCGATTCCAGTTGCCCGCCGGCTTCCATCGCGCGCAGATCGAAAATCAAATCCACGAAATCCAGGTCAAGAAGCCGATGCGGTGCTATCCCATACCGTTTCGCCATTACATCCAGGGTCGCCATCGTTTGACGCTTCGCCTTCGCGAAACGATTCAATCGCTTGGGCCTCCAGACCCAAGCCGCTGAATTCGATGATCTCTCGCAGAAGCCATTTCAGATCGTCAGGGGGAACGTCCCAAGCGTTGACCTCGCCCTCCCCGGCAACCGCATCTTCGTCGAGAAGGATTCGAGGCGCGAGAACACCCTTACCGAAGAAAGTTTCGGCAAGGGCATCCAAGGTCGCCGGATTCTTCTGCATCGCTTGCGCGCGCATGCGAACGACTGCCTGCGCCTCTGTCTCGTTTGGATCGGGGATGATACTCCCGGCGGGGATATCGAGCCCCGCATTCGCCTTGAGTATGCCAGTAACGAAATCCCGAGGCAAAAGTTTCCTAATCAGGAACGGAACCTGTGCCTCGGGGAGAATGACCGTCTTTCTCGATTTCGCCTTGAGCGCCTCGGCGCTTTCCTTTCCGTTCGCCCCCATTTTGAACCCCTTTCTAAAGCAGAGTCGCTTCGGTCGATACGACCGCGATCGTCATCGGATTGTTCGTGCCATCATAGAGCGCTCTGAACGGGATCGTATAGGGCACGATCCCAGGCCCATCGACGTTCGGCGTCGCGCCTTCGAGAATGATGTTCGGTATCGTGAACGATATCGACCGGTAGGTTGTTCCCGTGATGAGCGAATCACTCGTGAAGGTGAGACTGAAGGTCCCCGGAGTATCCGCCAGATATTTTGTGTAGAGCGCAAGACTGTCGTATTCTCCCAGAATATCCCCGGTAATTTCTTTGTATCCCGCGCGAATAGGATTCGGAAGCGTTGCAGCCATGAGGTAGCGATCGAGCGAGAGATTGTTATTGAGTTTGATGCTCCCGCCATCGAACGGGACGGCCGTCTCTCCGCATAGTGTGAGGCTTCCGGCATACCGCCAGAACACCGGATAATCAGCCGCATATCCGGTTGTTATCGACGGCGTTGCATTCGTCGTCTCATCCTTGAAGCTCATCCCGGCGACGAGTTCCATGATATCGCCCGTTTTGAAATTGAAGGCGAGTTCGTTCACTTTGCCCCCGACGTAGAGAAACACCTTACCCGCCGGAAGATCCGCGCGCCCGATTTCCATCGAGAGTCCAAAGTTCGGTAACGCTTCGGCGATGGTGAACGTGTGAGTACTCGCTCCAGATACGGGCGTATTGGCACCAAAGCTATACCCGCCCATCGCGTGCTTCAGGTATTGGAGCATGCCCTGGAAATTAAGTTCGACCTTAACCTCGCCGCCGATTTTCTTGACGCCCTGATAGGTGAAACGCTGCATCCCCGGGACGGTCCCCGTGCGAAGGCATTTTCTATGTCTTGTTCTTGGCTCCGCCTTCACGCTCTCGGAAGTATAATCCATGATGAACCATGTCGAGGCCGACTTGGTGCCGTAGGCAACCAGTTCGGGCGCGATCGCGAGTGTACTGTTGTATCCTTGACCCGGCATGTTACTTCACGCCCTTTCCAGATACCTTTACGGCATCTTCAACGATCTCCCATTGACCGGGGTTTTTCACAACCCCACTTGCAATTGCATCCGGTAGTTCTACGGTTTCACCGTTCTTGACGAGAACTTCCCCGACGATGACGCTTTCAAAACACCCGACGTATTTGATCTTCATTGCGGCCCTCCTATTCACGGACCCGGTAGGTAACTCTCGTCTGCATGAGAAAGAATTTGTTCGGTACGGCAAGCCCCTGATCGTCCGTCGCGATGCGCGTCACGAACGTATCGTATGCGTTCGGGGCTCCACCCGTAGTCCCGCGGCTTCTATCAACGCAGACCTTTGCCCGCACGAGTTCGATCCAGGTCTCCAGATCGTCGGTCGGGCGAAGGTAGCACCATACGTCGAGCATCCACTCGCAGGAGGTGTCCCGCTGCGAATTCACGAGCTCGCGAGTCTCTTCGGATGAGATGACCATAATGAAGGGCATACAACTGGCATCCACCTCGTCGATACGCTTCCAATCGCCTGTGACCTCGGCGATATTCGGAATCGTCTTGAGGGCAGTTATCAGATTCGCCTCGATGATTGCCCGTTTCGAACTCACAGGCCCGCCTTCCTGATTTCCATGCTCACGGAATCCCCGAAGATCGCGTAAATCTTCTCCCGATTTTCTTCCATCGCTCGCGAGAGCCAGGGGCGTTTCGGAACTCGGATGAGCACTCCACGCCCGAAACCGTTTCTGATTGTCGCGCCGAACTCATGCGTCGGCCCATAGGGAACGTCCGTTCCCACGATCGCGGCGATCTTCCCGTCAATCCGCCCGGGAACGTTCGTGATCGAGGAACCGAGAATGCCGGATCGTCTTCGCAACACGACGTTCGTCACGTTGATCTTCGCCCCGCGTTGCACCATATACCCGGCTTTCTTGATTTCTCGCTCGAGAATCTTCTCCAGACCGCCCGCAAAGCGTTCCATCTTCGCCGCGACTTGGGTCGTTCCCTTAACAACAATCTGGAATCCCGCGCTCATGCGAACCTCGGGCGACGATAGCGAGAGAGAAACGCGATTGCTTCGCCCGGTATCGCCTCCGGTTTGAACGTCACCGTCTGGCCCTCGACGGTTATGCTCGACGCCTGTTCGAGCGACTTGTCGCGCATCTTCCAAAACTTCGCGAGCATGATACCGGCGGCGGCCTTCACCGCCTGGGGGACCGCCGTCAACCCGGCGTGATAGTGAATCGAGCAGTTCTGGAACCCTTCCTCGAAAACGTCGGCCTCAAGGTAGAAAAGTCCCTGTTCCGCGTTTACAAGAATGTCCGCCGTCGGTGTTGCGGTATGCCCTTCACCGGCGATGATCGCGTACTCGAGGCCCGTGCCCGATAGGATCGGCGTATGGCGCACGCGGTGCTTGTTGGTCCCGTCGCCATCGAACGTCTCGGTATAGGGGCGCGCCAGGAAGTTCTCGCCGCAAAGACCTTCAATGAGCTCGCTCACGCCGTTGATATACGTGATGAGGTCTTCTTCCTCCTGGAAGTTCGCCCCGGTCTGAACCGCACGCTTCGCCTCGTCGAGATTCAGAATGGCGTATGCTGAAAGCGGCATCTCTCCTCCTATGCGGGAACCGTTTGATCCTCTTGAACCGTCAGCGCGACTTCGCTCGTGGTGATCGTGTTCACGTGCATGCGGCACCAATAGGCACCAGCGTCTGCCGCATCGAAATCGCCGTTCTGCACCGTGTATCGAAGTTGCCCGCCAGGAGCATCGGCTACCGTGACGTGCGCGGTATCGGAGAGGAATAGATCGACCAGTTCTCCGTCCTCGCGCACTTCGAACGTGCAGGTAGCCGCCTCGGGGATCGTATAGATTGCCCCGTCCTCGTCGATGACGTAGAAATCGAGTTCTTGCCCGTAATCACCTGCGCGGATCGTAAAATTCTTGACTCTCGACATTTCAATCCTCCACGATGGAGAAGACAACTCCATCCCAGATAAAGGGTATTGGATCTCCGTAATGGTAATTGCCGTTTATGTCCATTCCGATCACTTTGAATTCATATGTAAGCTCGTCATCCCAGGTACCATCGATCTCCGCGATATGATCGAACGTCAGGGGGCGATAGTCCGGGTCGTAATCGTGCGGGGTTGCCCATGAACCTCCGGCAACACGCCACGTGAAAGAACATCGAACCGTGTAACTCGATTTCCAGGTGAATTGGGGGCATAACCCTGGGACTCCAGTAACCGTCGCGACTTCATAATCGTAATAAGTGATCGTCTCCGGGATCTCCTCCGGCTTCAACGTATGCACCTCTGCGGTCTGTCGCGCGCACCCGAAGATACTCACGGTCTGGAGTGCCGCGAGAATCAGAATGTACTGCGCCGCTTTTTCAAGTGTCACTCGTCTTGACATACGATTCGGAACCTCCAGATCAATCTGAAAGGCCGTCTCAATTGTCACCGTCGCCTGTTGTGCCATCATTATCCTCCGGGGCAGGCTTGGTCACACAGACCGCCGGTAAGACAGTTGAATGTGGTTCCCGTCTGCATCCCTGACGTATTCCCGCACTCGTCGATATACCACCATTCCCAGTTCCATGAACCGGAACTGAAGTTGCTCTTATCGACGTTCACTACATGCGTAGCGCTCGTTCCCATGTCCACATTCGCTGAATAGGTTCCCGTCCCTTTTCGATAGTGCATGTATGCCTGGCCCGCACGGGAAGCAAAGACCGTGAATGTATTATCAGGCCCGGCCCCCTCATTTGAGGAGCAAACATCAACACCACTAGCCGTAATCGCCGTGCAGGTCGTGTACCAGTCGAGTTGATTGGCGTGCGCGCCGCTCGAATCGCAACCGGTATACTTGTTGTTGAACAGCACCTTGTAACGGGTGTGGTTCGCCGTGAGTCCGGTGACGCCGATCGTATGCTGTAGCGAATCCGCGTCCGCATCGTGTCGGTACGTGTTTGCCGCGGCATAGAGTCCGTACCGATACCCGCCGTGCGTTGCGTAGTCCGTGTGGAAGTGGAACGTCGCAGTCGTGGTCGAAATTGCCTGAACGGCGAAGTCGCTCTGCGTAATCGTCGGGCATGCCGTCGTGAACTGCGTCGAATCCGCATAGGAAGTGGAATCGCAGCCCGTGTACTTCGTATTCGATTCCCAGACGTGAACGATCGCGGGCGAGAGACCCGAAATGGAAATCGTATGCTGAACGCTGTCCGCGTCCGCATCGTGGCGGTAATACCAGGTGTTGTTTCCCGTGACGTGATACCGGAAGCCCGCGTGAACTGCGTCGCTCGTATGGAAGTGAAGCGTCGCGCCGCCCGTGGTGATCGCCTGGGATGCGATGAGACTCTTCGTAACGGTCGGACAAGAACTCAACGTCGTGAAGTGAGCCGAGTCTCCCCAAGCCGTCGTATCGCAACCCTCGAATGAACGATACCGGGATTCCCAAGTGTAATCGGTCGAGCTGTCAAGGCCACTGAGAGTGTCCGTGCGCTGCGTCGAATCGGCTTCTGTGTCGTAATGGTAAGTCCAAAATTCGTCGTTCTCCCCGCCGTAGCGGTAGTCGATGTGCGCCGCTTGGTTCAGATGCCGATGGATAATCGCGCTCGAATCTGTGACGGCCTGCGTTGCCTTCGCGGTGAAAGCGAGAGTCGGGCAGCCGGTGAAGAATGTCTGCTGATTCCCCCAGGCCGACGAATCGCACCCGGCATAGAGCGTGCGTACCTGCCACATATACCCGCCCGAGGGATATGTCAGCCCGGTCACGAGTTTCGTGTGCTGCATCGAGTCTGCATCGGCGTCAGCGATGTATTCCCATCCATCGGGAGGGAAGCCGAAATCATACCGATAGAGCGCCTTGCAAGGCATGCTCGTATGGAAATGGAACGTAGCGGAATCGGCCTGAAGCGTCTGCGAAGCGAAGTTGGAATTGACGATCGTCGGACATCCGCTCCAAAACTCGTGATCGTGCCCCCACTCTGTCGTATCGCACGCGCCGTAAATCACCGCGGTATTGCAGATGTAGAGCGTCGAGTCGCCGCTCGCGAGACCAGTCGCCAGCTTGGTATGCCCGGTCGAATCCGCATCGGCGTCCCAGAGGTACGTCCAAGAAACATCGTTCGGTTCCTTGTATCGGAAGCCGACGTGCGCGTCAACGAGCGTCGCACAGTAGAGATAGACGGCGCTCGCTGAAACCTGGCAATCATTCCACGATCCCGTCTCCGCGGTCATGCAGTCCGTATAGAACGTGTCGGCATCGGCATATGCCGTCGTGTCGCAGAACTCGTACTTGTAATTCGTCTCCCAACGATAGCCGATGTTGTTCGGGAGCAAATCTTCGAGCGTGATCGTATGCTGAAGCGCCGGACAACCTTCGAGTTCCATGCATTCGCCGGTGTAATAATATTCGTTGTAGGCATAGAGCCATTCGACGCTTCCGAGTTCTGCATAGCGCCAGCCGACGCAGACCATCTTATCGGTCGTGAGGAAAAGTTGCTCGCTGTCAGATGAAATGTGCTCTGTCGAGATCCCGCTCTTGTTGACGAGCGTCGGGCATTCGACAATCCCGGTATCGACGCCGGTCGTGAACTCGAGGCTATCGCACCAACCCTTGTGATAGCCACAATCATCATACCCATCGGCAGAGACATAATAGGTAGTCGATGGAGCAAGTCGAATCGCGACATGAACGGCATGGGACAATGCGGGGAAGTGTGGAATCCATCCGTAGACCCATCCGGTATCGAGACCGGCGTCATAATAGCGAAGTTCGTCAGTTGTCGGCGTGCGCGAATCCCAATATGCGATGAACCCGCTGTCGGGCGCCTGCTCGAGCTCGAAATCAATCGGAGAAGAGAGAGCGCCGCATCCGGTCGTGAATGATATCGTCGTATCACGGCAACACGAAAGGTCATTTGTGCGACAGATCCGAACCCGGACAGGGATTAACGTATTTACTGGCAATCCACTCGCTGTCGTCGCATGAACATAGGAATTGCCGGAAACGTTCCAAGAAACCGATTGCGCGCATACACTGTCTGCATATGCCGTGAAGACGGCGGTCGTCGTATCGGCGTCAACGTGGATCGAATCGAATGAGGCGCGAAGACATCCGGCGCTGATGTCGAGCATCGACGCACCGGGATTCAGGATGATCGAATAAATTCCGTTCGTATTCACGTCCTGCGCTTGACCATATGCGTTCAGCGGTTGAGCGACCGTATTGAACGGCGCCTCCCCGTACAGCGACGTACCGAACGGTCTCGGGGTCATCCCGCCCGTTCCGCTTCCGTACAATGCAACCGAATCGAATGGATCGGAGAAATATAGCCAAGCGTCTATCGTTCCGCGCCCGGTCGGGATGAATCGAACGGTGAATTGAAACACTCCGGTCGTATCCGGGATGATGTATTGTAGGGTGTCCTTTGCCGTACCGTTAAGTTTGTAGCATGGGTTACTCGAATATACGATTCCAATGAGAGAATCCGGACAGTGATTCAACAGCCGCACGGTCCGCACAACCGCAGCCGCTCCGATCGTCTTCGATCCCCAATGGAGCGAGTCGGCTTCCGGCTTGACGATATACAGACTGTCTGCATACGGCCCTTCGGCAATCGATTCGATTGATCGAAGGCCAAAGCCGAGAGCGAAAATAAGAGCGAAAACGCAGATGACTTTTCTCACCGGTTGTAGAACCCTCCGTAATAAACGACATCCGTCGCGACGGTCTTCCCGAGTTGAATCTGATCGCACGCCACGAAGTCAGCTATCGTAGCCCCTGGACTGATCGTGAGCGATTCGAGGGTCACACCCCCGAGAGTCTTGACTACGGTGATCGTTCCCGTCTGACCCGCGCCAGCCGGATACATTATGTACGTCCAGCAGTAATAGCCGACTTTCGATTCGGCGGTAGCGAATGTCAGCGTGATGATCGTTCCGCTCGTCGACGTGTATGAATGCCCCTTCGTATACGGCGGCGAATCGAGCGCGCGATTGATGAGTGCATTGAGTGCGTCCACCTGCGAGCCATAGTACGAGAGAAACGTCATCGAAACCTGAGCTCCAACGGGCGATGCCGCCGCTACGAGCACCGCCGCGAAGAGCATCGCGAGTAAGAGCTTTTTCATTTCGTCACTCCTTCACTTGTCTTTCGGACTCTTCCCAATCATCTTGTCTTTCGGAGAACTTGTTGCCTTCTCCTCGATCTCGATCTTCTCCATGACCTCTGGTTGTTCGGCTTCGAGGATCGCCGCTATTTTCTCAGGGACAACGCTGCCGGCCTTGAACCCCCAGAAATCTCTTTTAAACCTGTACATCCGCGTCCCCTTTTTATTCCGGGGCCGGGTCGGCCGGCCCCGGATTGTTAATGCCTCATCGCGCCGACTAGGCGACGATATTGTATCCGCACGAAACACTCGAATAGGTTCCGTCTGGTGCCTGGAAAGGCTGGAAGTCGAGACGCCGGAACGAGACGAATTTGAGCTGATCGCTGTCGAGAATCCGTTCCGCCTCGATCGTGAACAGGCGTCGATCGCCATGCTTCCAGTACTTCTTGTTCACGAGTAGGGCACACCCGGCGGTGTTCGCCTGGCCGGTCACGTTGTAACCGGTCGTGTGCAGGTTCGTCGGCATGTGCGGTGAAACGATAATCGGCGAACCATCGAGTTGCTCGAGTTGGCCTGTGAAGACCGTCGCGCGCGGGCCGTAGACGTTCTGCGTCCGAACATCGTCGTTCGTCACGATATACCGGAGATAATCCTTGATCGTGAAGAGCCACGCGAGTTCGAGCGGGTTCACGCCGTATGCGCCGAGTTTGCCACGCATTGAGCGCAGAGTCGCGAGCGCCCAAGTCGTGAGCGCAACGTAGAGGCTCGCATGCATCCCGCCATGACGAAGACCATCCCACATGACGCGCGGGTCGTGGTTCGGCGCGGTGAGGGCCGCATCTAGCACCGACACGTCGTAGTCCATGTGCGTCCCCGCGTAGCCAGTGCGATCGCCGTTGATGTCGCACGTCTCGACGGAACGGGCCGTGACCTGCGCGAGTTCCTGCTTGATCGCCGGGACCATCGCGATGATCGCATCCTCGTTGATTTCGCCGCTCATTACGCAACGGCCACGAACCTTGCGCGCCGTCCAAGTGAACAACCCGTCCGTGAGCGCTTGCGCGCCCGGATCGGTCGTCGGGTTAACATGTGCGGTGGCCTCATCGACGTGGTAGCCGAGTGAAGTCGGCCCGTTGAGCTTCACCGGGTAGTTGTACGGGCTCGTCGGCATCGTCACATGCTCGAAGAGATTCTCCACCGCTCCGGTCAGATCGGGAACCTCAAGAAGCATCGCACTCTCGCCGGTGGGAACCCAGTTCGCGGTATCGGTCAGATCCATGTACTTCGAGACCCGATCGCGGAGTTCCACGAAACGTTGGTACGCCCGAAGACTCTCGACTCCGCGATAACTGCCGGGATATCGCGCCGCGATACCGGCGTGTACGATGGCCAGATTGTCGTGCGCCTCTTTGATCTGCTCGAGGGCCTTGACATCCGTCGGCATCTTGAACGCCTGCGATATCTTGGCCATCCGATCTTCGGAGTTCCTTTCCATGAACGCGGCCTTGAGTGCGAATGCGCGGGGATCGCCGTCGATGTTCGCCGTCGGGAAAATCGCCCGTCTTTCGGCCTCCGCGACCGTCTTCTTGTCGTGCTCCGCGAGCATCGTCTCGACGAGTTGCGTTCCCTTCGCCATGAAAGCTTCGTCTGTGATTTGGCCTTTCTTCAGTGCATCGAGTTCGCTTTTGAGTTGGCCCATTGCCTGTTTCGTCTCGGTCAGGAATTCGACCGGGATTTTGATTTCGTCGGCCATGTTTCAATCAGCCTTTCGAGATCGTCCGCATAAATGCTCTCGTGCTTTCGACGATCTCATCGATATCTGTCTTTTTGATTCGCTCAAGTTCCGCGAAGAATTCCTTGTACTTTTCCTCGGGAACCGGCGCGGGGATTATCACGGGAGCGACCTTCCCGTCGGGTTGTAGGTTGGCAGGTAGCGCGGCTATTTTGGTTTTCAAAATCTCAACGTCGCGCGTGAGCTCATTCTCCGGCACGACGATATCATTCCCGTATTGCATTCCCTTCGCGACGGAGAACAGGCATTCTCGGTTGCAGGGGATATCAACAATCGAGACTTCGTAAAGCTCGAGGGCTTTCCAATGTGAGATGCCATCGATGATATCCGGTTTCCCGATCGGGCGGAAGCCGATGGAGAATGCTTTGAGGATGCCTTCCTTGATCTTCGTTACGATATCCTCGACGTCCTTCGCCTTCGAGAGCATCGCCTTGATCCAGAATCCGCCAACGGGATCGATCGTTGCGGAGAGCGTTTTGCCGATCGCGCCCGGCGCATGCTGGTAGCGAAGGATCGGGTTATCGAGGTATGCGGCGATTCCGTTCGTGAACGCCTCCGGCTCGACTACCTCATCCGCGCGATCGACCGCTTTCGTCGAGGCCCATCCCTCGATGATGAGATGTCCGTCCTGCTCGGATTTCTTCTTGATATCCGCATGGAAATGCTTCTCGATTATTGCAGGCGCCGCATTCTCCTCAGAAGCCGGCTCGAATGAAATCCCATGATGAGATTTGCAATGACGCCGGGCGTCGTCTGTATCCCAGATATCCTTCGGGTAGCGGTAGGTCTGCTCGACCATCGAATCGTCGCCGTCCTTGAGTTTCCCCATAATCACGTCGTACCGCTTGCCCTCATGTTCGCGCGAAGTGCGGCGGAATGAATCCGGCTTGAAATCATCCGGGTCTCTCATTCGGCATGCATGCTCGTTTGGAAATGGCATTTTCTACTCCTCCACTCCCGCGACGACGGGAAGAACGTCGCACAGACAGTTGATAACATTCGATGCGCTCCCGGACGGTGCGCCGGGATACGCCAGATATTCGCCGCCGACGAGAAAACTCTCGTCGATTCCAACAAGCTGACCATCGGCGGCCATGTGCTCCTCGCGCGAGTCGTCGGCGAAGGCGGAGAGCCATTCTTTCTGTTCGATGACACCGCTCTGGCGCATGCCCTCGATCTGGCCTTCATGATATCTCGGGAGAACTTCAGTCCGTGCGATCGTCAGCGCATTGGAATCTATCCGGTCCATTTCGGCTTCGATGCGCGCGGCGAGATCGCGAATCGGCTCGCCGTTGTTGATCCCTTCCGTGAGCGAATCCTTGACGCGGTTCCAGTTCGCATCGCCGATGCGGTTCACGAATCGCTGTTCCGCGGCGCGGAGCTTCGCGTCGACGTTCGGGTCATGCAGGTTGAAGGCCCCCGGGAGATTCGCCGTTGCGAACACCCGGTCGCCCCCGCGCTTCGTCGAGTCCTCGAATATCGGCTTGCTCAATCGCTTGAGCATCCCGGTCGCGGCGTCGAGATCGAAGATGATTTCGAGCGCGGAGAGTGCTTTCGTCTCGATCGCCTTGACGGATTTATCGGCGTTGAGATTCGCTAGCATCTCGCGCCGCCAGTCGGAAACGATAGCGACGATGAGGCGCTGCATCCGATTCTGGCCGGCCGTGATGATGCCCTTCGTCTCGGTCCAATGCGCGAGACGCTTCGCGGGATCGGGGATAAGCGATTTCCTTTTCACCCTTGCGCGGCTGGCGCTCAATTGCCCGGTCGCGGGTGTCAGCCCGGCGAGCACGTCGCCCACCTGATCGAGCCGGACGAAGCTCATCGGAACGAGCGATACGTCGCCGCCGTCGAGGGAGGCTTCTCCGCGTCGAGCACGGGCTTCATTGATCGTCCGCTGACCGCTCTGGGTATAGACCCGTGAAGCCTCCGCCTCGGCGACGGCACCTTCCCGGAGTGCTTCGATCTGCGTGAGGTCGAAGAGAGTTACGATGCGCTCACCTTTATCGGCGAAATGAGAGTTCAAGAATTTGTCGAGCGTCGCCTCGAGCTTCTTGATTTGCGGGATCATCTTCGTCTGCCAGAGGATGCTCTGATGCTCGCGTGAGTTCGCGTAATTCATCCCCTCGGTGACGTTCATGAAGATATTCGGCACGCCGAAGGCGGCGGCGATCTCATCGCGCGCCCGGTCGAGAAGTGCGACGAATCCCATCTCGGTATGCGTCGGCGAGAGCGGCTTCCAGTCGAGATCGCCGCCGAGGACGGCGAACTTGCCGAACTTGGAGTACCCCTGGTAGAGCTCACTCCACTCGCTGCGAATCTGCTCCAGGAGCGCCTTGTCATTCGAGAAATCGTAACTTGATTTCAGATACCCGAGGAGCATCGCCGAGTTGTCGAAGAAATTCAGATTCCATTCGGAGGCCTTCATGTGCGAGGCGATGGAATTCGACGCGGCCTTGAGCGGCGGGAGTCCGTAGTAGTCGTCATCGGGATTCCAATGCCTCCCGTAAACGACCTCCTCGGGAAGAAAATCCTGCGTCTGCCCGACGACGCTGTAGCGATAACCGCCGATGAGCTTTCTATTGTCCGGGAGAATCTCCATGCGGTCGCTGCGCAGATGATCAAGGGTATTCAACCGTTCGTCGAACAGGAGGAACCACATGCCGGTGAGTTCCCATGAAGTCCAAATCTTCTCTGCGAGATCCCGCCACGTATCATATGCATTCGGATTCTGGAGAATCTTCACCGCCTGGTGATCGGGCGGGAGCGCCTCACTTTTCAGCACGCCTTTGGAAACGAACTCGCGATACTGGCGCGGCTCCGGGCGAATGGCCGCCCCGACGATGACGTTGACGCATCGGTAGACCCAGATGTTGAGCTGATGCTGGTAAATGAACTTCGACGTGTAGGGCTGCGAGGAGAACTGACGATTAAGGAGATTGAGCAGGGCCGCAGCTGATTTGACTTTTACCGGAACGAGGGCATCGGCAAGACGCGCCTCCTCGCAATGCGCGAGGGCCGTCTCGTATGCCGACTGACGGGGTCTATCGAGATCGTCGTCAACGCGGACGGCGATTTCTTCCATGGGCGCCGATACTTTCCGTCTACTGTCAGTAGGATATTCCACAAAGCAGGGAAAATGTCAAGGAAAATCGTACTCGAAAGTGGACATGCCCACAAAAAAGGTCGCACAAAGCGACCTAAATATAGGACAGATGGTAAATTACACCCAAGAGATTATTTTCAGTCGGCACGCCTGTAAACGGCGAAATCTATTCCTTCGCCAGATACAAGGAGACCGATTTTATCAATCCCGGCTTCATTCAGCACATGCTTGATCGATTCTCCGATGGCCTGAATTTCTTCCTGCCTAGATGAATTCTCCACCGTCACGATCAATATGTCTCCAGCTTTCAATTCAAGTTTTTCGATTGTCGATTTGATCTCCATCTCAATCTCCTTTCCCACTCAATACCGCAACACACGGTCGCCGTCCAGCATTTAAATCAGCAGCACCATACAACATAAGTGCAGACGCCCAAAATTTGTCCGCGTGGTGCTTCTCGTTACGGTCCACGTCGAAGATGACATTCCCGCCCCCGGTAATTACCTTCTTGATCGAGTGGAACTGGCGGCGCACTTCCCGGTCCGGGTAGAAGGCGAACAGATCCCGTTCCATCATCGCCCGGGCGTTGTTGAAAACCTGCGGTTTCGTGACCGAGCTCATGGCGACGAGTTTCACGCGGGAGCCGAAGCGCTGCGAAAGCGAATCGCCGATATGCAACCCGAGCCCGGTGTAGTCCACGACGAAAGCCTTCACGCTTGCAATCTGGAGGATGCGCGTCGCGATCTCTTCCTGTTCGGGGAGCGGCCGGTTGTGATAGGTCAGGCGTAGACGTTCCTCAACCTTCCCGTTACCAAGCCGCTCCCCGATCGAAAACTCCGTCGCGTTGATCTTGCGCCCGACATCCATGCCGACGAACAGTTGACCGCGCAGAAGCGGGAGCTCCCCGAGGCTTGAAAGCTGCGCTGGCGGCGAATCCGTCGGGGAGCACCGCTCGATGAGCTCCCAGGGGAGCCCGGCCGTGGATTCGTCAGCCCATGAGCACTCGTACTCCTGCTGGAAGTCCTCGAGGAAGTAGTTGTCGAAGATCTCGCGAATCGCCTCCGTGCCGAATACGTCGACCCGTTCAGCGGTCACCATCTGCGGCGCCAGCGTCCGCGCGGCCTCCACGTCGATGCACAGCGCCGTCGAACACCACCACGGCACCTCGACCCGGTGATACCCCCCGAACTTCCCATCGGTCCCAACCCAGATATCGTGAAACCGCCCCATCTTTCCGAGAGGAGATGAACCGATTAGTTTCGCCCCACCCCTCGAGATCATCGGCGTCGCCGCCTGGTCTACCTTGTCGGATTCCGTGATGTGCGCGAGCTCGTCGATCATCACGTCCGCCGGCCCCTTCCCCCGCGGCATGAACATCGGAACGATCCGGTTCCCATTCGCGAACTCAATCTCTGTGCTGCTCGACTTCGCCCGCTTCATCTTCACGCGGACGGGTAAACCCTCGTCGAGCATGTTCACATAATTCATCTTCTCATGCGCATCTGCGAGATTGTATGAAACGAAAACTCCAAGATACTGCCTGGGCGGGGACAAATAGCACCGGGCTACAGCCCTCGCAGCACACCCGAACGAGAAACCCGTCTGCCGGGCCTTGTTCAGAATGTAGAACCGCCCGTCGAAATCCAGGAACTCACGTTGCCATTGATCCAGCACGAGCGGATTGTCGTTGAGCTGAATCATCCCCTCACAGAAACCGGAGGGGACGGAGAGCCACTCCTCAAGTTCCCGCTTCTCTTGGGCGGCTTGATCTTCTTTGGCCTTGCGCTGCTCAACCGTCGGACGCCCAATCGGTTTGCCGTTAAGGAGTTTGGTCATGAGACCTCCAAAAATTGGGGAAATTTTTTCGCATGGGTAACCCTACCTTCTCCCGCCTTTTCGCCGTGATCGAATACCACACCCCCCGCCGCCCAAAACCTCTGCCAATCTGTCAAAATCGCGCCTTTCCGCTTTCTTTCGCCCGTAACTCGTTTCAAATCAATCAGGTTAACAGAATAGTTATTACGCGCCATAATCACGCATCGTCTTTAGACTCATCCTCTTGCGTCTCTTGTGGTAAATTATCAGGCACGTCTTTCTGTGCCTCAAGAAGAGCTTTATCGTATACAGCCCTCAAATTGCCATCAGTAGGCACGATCGGCACCTTTGGTGATTCTTCACCCGACAAGGCATCCGTTAGGGGCAAGGCGGGCAAATCTACAGCCTTCTCGCACGCCTCTCGCTTGCCACCTCCACCCGGCAACACCTCAGCCGCGATCTCACGCACAACCTTGGCACCATCCTTGAGCTTGCGCTGCGTGAAGATGCGGCGGGCGATAGCCAGCACGTCATCGCCCGTGCCGTCCTCGGGCGCTGGCTTGATCTCCTTCTCAAGTTTGCTGAGCTCGACGTAGGACTGGAATGCCTGGCGTGCGTCCTTGAACGAGCCCTTCATCGCCTCGAGGTAGGCCCGCTGGCGCAGGACCATAACCTCATGCAACTGCACAACAAGTGAGGCGGCGAGCATTTCATCGATCTTCTCAGCGATCCCGGCCGTGATGAGGGCAATGCGTTCGTCCCATTTGTCTAACTTACGATAGCGTGCGACAGTACTGAGGTCGACGTTGCATGTTTGGCTGACG